ATCAAATCACCTGTTCCTGATAGGAGTGCAGATTATCAGAGAGCTTGGGATAATCGTAATAATCCACTTGCTAAGGGGCAAATTAGAAATGCTTGGACTAAAATGAGCCCAGAAGAAAAGGCAGCAGCAAAAGAATGGGCAAAGACAAATAATAAAAATTGGCAGGAAATGGGGCTTCCCGAACAGAGAGATACTTATGATCAAGTTCTACAAATTCTTTTAGATGAAGGATACTCTGAGCAAGAGTGTAATCAAATAATGGTTCAACTTGTGAATGAGGCTGGTCTTGGGGATTTTGTTAAAGCAGTTCAGCAAAGAACTGGTATTGGCAAACCAGGTGTTGGTCCTGGTCAAGTTGCTAAGAATATTTTGAGAGCAGGAATATCCGATATTCTTGGAACTTCTATTGCAACTGGTTCTACCCCATCATCGGTAAGTGCTGCAAAACCAACTCCAACAGTAACATCTTCACCAACGCCAGTTGTTAGAACTTCTACCAAACCTGTTAGAACTGCACCAAAAGGTGCAAATATAGCACCAGATCCTTGGAAACAACCATCAACACCTAGAAGTTCTGCAAAACCATCTACGACTACTGCAAGAACTTCAACAACTCCAAAAGCTTTGACTGGTTCTCCAACACCAAGAGCATTATCTGGATCTCAAACTCGTGCTGCTCTTCCAAGTGGAACACGTGGAGGTGCATTGGTCAAAGGAACACCTGGTGGCGCTATAACTCCCACTGCCAAACCTGGTGCATTAGTAAAAGTTCAAAAACCTTCTACTCCAACCACAACAACAAGAGCATTACCTGGAACTAACGTCCGTGGACTACTTCCACAGGGAGTTAGAAATGTTCTGCCAGATCCTTGGAAGCAGGCAACTGATACTGCCTCTGGTGCTAGAAACTTATGGAATAGAGTTCAGCAAGCAGTTAAACCACAAGCACAATTAAAACCATCACAGACAAATGTTCGTGGTTTGCTTCCAGCAGCAAAACCATCACCTCAAACTGCGGCAAAACCTGCAACTTCTGTAAGATCACAGCAGTTCCAAGATGTCCAAAGATTAAACAAAATGATGAAAGGTGGTTTGATGGGAGAACTACCAAGCACTAAACCAGCATCAAAACCCGCACCTAAACCAACTGGCAATGTAGATAAGGTAGCACCCAAACCAGCAAAACCAAGTACAAAATTAAAACTTCCTCAGGGACCAGGATCTAACACTTTTGGAAATAGAAAGCAAGGATTCTCTATTCCTGGTGGAAGATTGGGTGCTTTTGCCGCAGGTATTCAGGCATATAATACCGCAGATGCAACTCTTAAATCTTCACCTAAGTTACCAACAACTGCAAAAGATGTTAAAAAAGGTGAAACTTATTATGATCCTTCAACAAGAATAGGACCTTCTCAGAGATTTGCTCAAAGAGAAAAGGTTGGTCCAAAAATTGTTGGTCCAGGAAAAGTTGGGACTGAGGCACAATCTTTTGATAGAGCTTATAAATCTGCAAAACAAAAAGGTGGTATGGGATCTACGTTTACTTGGAAAGGTAAATCTTATAAAGTTGAATGAACTATAAATATTTAAAAAGTATTCATAAAATGGAAGCAAAACAAGTTAGAGATTTGATGGAGGCATATGCTTCCGTTTATACACAATCGGAAGAACAAGAAGTCCTTTCAGAAGATCTTCAAGGTGCAGTAGAATCGGGACTTAAAAAAGCTTCTGAGTTTATGAAGACTAATCCTGTTGGTAAAGCTGTTGGGGCAGTTATTGCTCCTGTTGGAAAGGGACGTGGCACTACAACTAAGGCAGAGCAAGAATCAAAAATTAAATCTAATAAGCAAGAAGATGTAGATCTATTTGATCTTGTAAAAGGTCATCTGATGGGTGAAGGTTTTGCTGATACCGAAGAAGCAGCACTTGTTATTATGGCAAATATGAGTGAAGATTGGAAGCAAAGTATCGTTGAGTCTATTGCTCGCGGATCTGCTCCAAATAGTCCAACTGGTACTATCGGTGGTGCTGCTAGTAGAGTTGCTGGTACTTTACTTCAAAGAGGTGCAGAACTTCTTAAAAAGAATATGCCACAGTCTGGTGGTGGTTATAGCACCAGACCTGGTGATGGTAAGCCTTATAAAGATGGTCCACTTTGGGGACCAGGTTCTTCTGATGCACCTGTAAGAAAACCAGCTCCCCAAAGAAAACCTCAGGGAGCACCTATGAGAGATGAACCACTTTGGTGATTAATTTCTTATAAAACCACTTGGAGGTCTTACGACCTCCTTTTTTAATAAATAAATAAAAAACTATTCGTAAAATGGAAGCAAAACAAGTTAAAGGTCTGATGGAAGCATATGCTTCTGTCTATGCAAATATTTCAGAATCCCACTTTAAAGTTGGTGATGAAGTTATTTGCAAAGCAAGTGGAATGGAAGGTGAAGTTATTAAACTTGACAAACCTGATGGTGAAGATGATGAAAAGTACTATACCGTAAAGCGTGAAGACGGTAAGACAATGAAGTATGCGCCGAATGATTTAAAGCTTGCTAAAAAAGAGAAAGAAGAAAAAGAAGAGAAGGAAGATGTAAAAGAAGCAAAGAATGGTGGAATAAGTGGTTCTTCTGAAACAAAATTCCATAAAAAGTTGGACAGTTTAGTTCATCATACCTTTGGTAAGAGAAAAGAAGAAAAGGCAATGAAGGAAGAAACTGATGAAGGTGGAAAGCACAAAGAAGGTAAGCATTCTAAGGGTAAAGAAGAACCTGGTGAAAAGGTAACTGAGAAAGAAGGAAAAGAAAAAGAAAAAGAAGAAAAGGAAATGAAAGAGAGTGCCGATCTCTTTGATTACATTCTTGAGCACCTAGTTGCCGAAGGTTATGCTGACACCAATAAGGCAGCACTTGCTATTATGGCAAATATGAGTGAAGAGTGGAAGCAAAGTATTGTTGAGCAGAGTGCTATTGCACAAAGAACTGCATCTGCTGTTGATGATCAAAGAAGAGGTTCTTATGGTATGGCAGATGACCTCAATAAAACTAGAAAGTCTTTGGATAAACTAAAGCCTTATCCAAATGGATTTCCTAATGCCGCTGGTGTAAAAGGAGTCTGAGTCCACTTTTCAAACTGGCACATAAGAGGGTTTCACCACCCTCTTTTTTTGTATGATGGTTCCATAAGAAATCAAACCTATGACTGTCCGCCACGAAATCAAGTCCCAACTTGCCAAACTTCTTGCCACCGAAGACCTTGTGGTTGAGCACAAGAAGGTGGAGACTGCCTGCTTCAACGTTCATACTCGTGTGTTGACTCTGCCGATGTGGGAAAAGGCAAGCAACACCGTCTATGACCTTTTGGTGGGTCACGAGGTCGGACACGCTCTCTATACGCCTGATGAGGATTGGTTGAAGGAGCACAAGATTCCGCCACAGTTTGTGAATGTGGTTGAGGATGCTCGCATTGAGAAACTGATGAAGCGCCGTTACGCTGGTCTCGCCAAGACTTTCTTCAACGGTTACAAAGAACTTGCTGACGATGATTTCTTTCAGATTGGTGATGACAATCTAGAAACTTATAATCTTGCCGATCGTGCAAACCTGTGGTTCAAGATCGGAAACTATATTGATATTCCGATTGAGCGCGGTGAAGAGACTGAGATTATCAATTTGATTGCTGATAGTGAGACTTTTGGTGATGTTCTGATTGCCGCAAAAGCACTGTATAAGTATTGTAAGCAAAAGCAACAGGAAGAAACTAAAACTAAGATTGATAATTTGGAATCTCAAGATAGTGGTGCTACACAGCATCCTGTTTCGGATTTTATTGATCAGCAAGAAGGTGAGAATGATCAATCTGAAACTGATACTTCACAATCACCTGTTACCAGCGAAACTGAGCAGGAAAAAAAATCAACTAATTCTAGTGAAGGTGGTGAAAAGAATGAAGAACCAGAAGTCAAAACAATGGATTCTTTGGAAGAGGCATTGAAAGATCTTGTTAATAATGATGGTTATGAGAATGTCTATCTTGAACTTCCTCAACTTGATCTGAATAAAGTAATTGTTCCTAATAAGGAGATTCACGATAAGTGTAAAGAATCTTGGGATGGTTTTATTAAAGAACGTGAGTATACCTATGAAGGAATTTTTGGTGAAGTTGATAAGAAATTTGTAGAATTTAAACGGTCTGCTCAAAAGGAAGTTAATTATTTGGTAAAAGAGTTTGAATGTCGTAAGGCGGCAGATTCCTATGCTCGTGCCACAACTTCACGCACTGGTGTGTTGGATTGTTCAAAACTTCATACCTACAAATATAATGAAGATATTTTCAAGAAAGTAACCACTCTTGCCGATGGTAAGAATCACGGTCTGGTATTCATTCTTGATTGGTCTGGATCTATGCAGGATGTGATGATGGATACTGTCAAGCAACTTTTTAATCTTGTGTGGTTCTGCAAGAAAGTAAATATTCCTTTCGAAGTTTATGCTTTTACGACTGATTATCCTTTGGTGAAATACGATGATAATGGTAAAGCAACTATTCGTGAACTTTCCTATAAAAAGAAAGATGGACTCATTCAAGTTGGCGAGTGGTTTTCTATGATGAACCTTCTTACCAGTAAGGTGAATGGTAAAACTTTGGATGAGCAGATGAAGAATATTTTTCGTCTTGCTGTTTCTTTCCGTTATAATTCTCACTGCTATTATGCTGCTCCTCTGGGTATGAGTCTTTCTGGAACTCCTTTGAACGAATCTTTGATTGCTCTGCATCAAATTCTTCCCAAATTCCAGAAAGAAAATAAACTTCAAAAAGTTCAGTGTGTAATTCTGACAGATGGTGAAGGTTGTCTTCTCAAATATCATCGTGAAGTTCAACGCCGATGGGAAGAAGATCCTTATATGGGAACTTCTCATATTGGTCCTAATGCCTTTATTCGTGATCGTAAAACAGGAATAACTTATTCTTGTGATTGTGAGTATCACGAATTTACTGATATTCTTCTTCAAAATCTGAGAGATAAGTTTGTTGATATCAATTTCATTGGTATTCGTGTACTTGAATCGCGTGATGCTGGATCTTTTATTCGTCGTTACTATGGATACTTTGGACCAGAATATGAAAAAGTAATGACTGCCTGGAAGAAAGAAAAGGCATTCACGATTAAAAAGTCTGGTTATCATTCTTATTTTGGACTTTCTGCTGCAACTCTTTCGCAGGAATCTGAGTTTGAGGTTGCAGATGATGCCACAAAAGCACAAATCAAATCTGCTTTTGTTAAGAGTTTGAAGACTAAAAAAATGAACAAGCGTATTCTTGGTGAGTTTGTTGAACTGGTTGCCTGATCCACTTTAAAAACTGTCACAGGGGGCACTTGGTTGCCCCCTTTTTGCTTGTATAATTACTTTGTTGAAACAAACCACCTAACTACATTATGCCTCGCAAATCTTCCGTGAACGACAACCAACTCATTGAATCCATCAAAGAACTTTATGGTTCTGAAATCACCACTGGCGACCTTCGCGGTTTTTGTGCTTCTCGCAGTCTTAACTATCAAACTGTTTGTCGCCATTTGGAGAACTACAAGGTTGGTCGTGGTCGTTGGAATCTGGAAGTGACTCCGACTGTTGTAAATAAAATGGAGCAAGCATATCAAGCTCCCGCTGCTCTCCCTGCTGTGGAACAAAATCTCATTCCTGAAAAAGATGATACCTTCGTCAAGTTTGGTAACTTTGCTGATATTAAAAAGATTATCCAGTCCCTTCTTTTTTATCCGACGTTTATTACGGGTCTTTCGGGTAATGGTAAAACGTTCAGCGTTGAGCAAGCGTGTGCTCAACTTAAACGAGAACTGATTCGTGTTAACATTACCATCGAAACAGATGAAGATGATTTGATCGGTGGTTTCCGTCTTGTTGATGGAAATACTGCTTGGCACAATGGTCCTGTGATTGAGGCACTGGAGCGAGGTGCAATTCTGCTTCTTGATGAAATCGACCTTGCTAGCAACAAGATTCTGTGCCTCCAATCTATCCTTGAAGGTAAAGGTGTCTTTCTGAAAAAGATTGGTCGCTGGGTAAAACCCGCTGCTGGATTCAACGTGTTTGCCACTGCCAACACCAAGGGTAAGGGTTCTGATGATGGTCGCTTCATCGGCACCAACGTTCTCAATGAGGCATTCCTCGAGCGTTTCCCTGTGACCTTTGAGCAGTCCTATCCCGCTCCTGCTACTGAGCAAAAGATCCTGGAAGGCATCGCTCTGGATCTTGGATTGGAGGATCGTGATTTCTGCAAGCGTCTGGTAGATTGGGCAGACATCATTCGTAAGACTTTCTACGATGGTGGTATTGAGGAAATCATCAGCACCCGCCGCCTGGTTCACATTATCCGTGCTTATAGCATCTTTGGTAACAAAGCAAAAGCAATTGATGTTTGCACTGCACGATTTGATGATGAAACTAAGCAGGCATTCATTGAACTTTATGATAAGGTGGATGCTGATTTCCAACTTCCTGTTGACCAGGAGCAACAATCCTGATAGAATGTGAGGAGGTCAATGTGCCTCCTCTTTTTAACCTTTACTATGATTTAAAATGTCAGAAAACTTTGAGAGCACTTACGAAAGTTCTTTGCCCACTTCTTGGAAAGACACCGTAATCTTTGGTGGGGAAGGAACTGATACTATCTCCTTTAATGGAGCAGAGGATTTTGTGTATGCTGCACAATCTGTTCCATTCACTTATTTTGGAAATTCTTCTCCTGATACTATTACTTTTAATCTTAATATGAGTGAAACTAAAAACCATCTTTGGAAATACAATGAGGATAAAATCCTCAAAGATGTGGAAGACTATGTGACAAGCACTTATCATGGACACTACTGTGGAGATGAGCAA